AATTTCAAGAACTTCACAAGGTTCACTAATTTGAATGGTCTGAGTTCCACCCTTCGGATTAAACACATAATCACCAACAAACTTCTCAAGTACATTCGGATCTTCGTCAGCAATACCTTTATCAACTGCCAACTTAATTTTTTCCCAGCTAATGCACTTCTTGGGATATGGACCACCAATAATGTCATACTTTTCTGGTTCATTTGCCTGAAGCGCCATCAAAGCAATAACATCTTTTGGATCGAAACCAATATCCGAGTCAATAAACATTAAATGACTTGATTCAGAACGCATAAACTCATCGGCGCAATAATTTCTTGCACGAGTAATCAAAGATTCATTAAACAAAAAGTAAAACTGAAGAGGAATTCCATACTGAGTGCAAATAGCAGATAGGTCAGCACAAGACTTGGCGAACATACCAGTACATTGTCCACCATACATTGGTGTTGCAACAAAAAGCTTTCTTTTCTTCAATTCTTCAATATTAATTTTAATTTCCATTATTTACCATCCTTATAATGATCAACATACAAACACATCATTGTGTAATGCAATGCCTTTAACAAGTCAGCTTTATTGCTGCCATTTTTCTTACCGTATCGCCAAAGATATTTGAGAGCTGTGTTTCGAAATGTAGGTGTTGAATCACCAAGAGCAATCCACGCATCAAAACATTCTATACTCTGCTCTTCAGTCTTATAATGTTCACTGTAAGTCTTATCTATATAGGCTTTGAAGTCAGCAATAATCTGATCCTCAGCATATTTATAATCAATATTTTGAGAATGCGCTCCCTGTGTGATTAGAACAGTAGGAGTTTCTAATTCTTGTAATTTATCAGTGATACTACCATAGTTTGGAAAGTTTGCACTAATAATTGTTGACCCCGTCATATTATTTTCCATTATTTATTTCTCCAAGTTTTGATATCACCCATAATATTTTCTACAACTTTATTCTGTTCATCCAAGTTATTATTTAGATGCTTCTCTATATTAAACATCAATACAAAATTTGTAAGAATGTTTGATATTTTACTCTCACGCCCAGCAAGCCAAGTTTCATTTTGATTGCTGCCACGTTCTTTGTATCTTTCTTTTCTTGTATCTTGATTTGTTTCTAGATAGATTATCTTTGTATCATATTTTTCAATACAATTTTCAAGGAAAGAAGATGTGAAAAGTCTATCACCTTCATACAGCACCAAAGAATTTTCTGGAAGAGTTTCTAGAAACTTAATAGCTTCTGGTTGAACTGCCATACTCATACGATCAGTTCCTGCAAAAACTTCACCCTTTTCGTACTTACCAAGTACATAGATATTATCAGACTGAAGGTAAGGAACTAATTTGAAGTTTTCGTACTTTGGTTGAAAATCTAATTGATCTATGATTTTCCACATTAGAGTTGTTTTACCACATCCTGGCTCGCCGCCAATCGCAACAATTTTCATAATTTACTCCATAAATTCCATAATACCTTTCGGCTTATTAAAATCATTTTCAAAACAATCCCACTCTTTATCCATCATAATAACTTGACCCGTAGTCAAATAATGATTTTGTTTTTCTTTAGAAAGACCTGGATCATCTGGATTATTTTCAAGTTTCAAATGAACTGGTAAACACTCTTCTCGCATTTTCCAAAACAGATCAAATTGATTACCCCACTCAGACTCTGCGTATCTTATACGGTCATGAAACATATCCATGTAAACATTAGGATAGCGACGATTGGGTCTATGCCAAGATTTATAACAACAGAAAGTAGATTCAAATGTAAAGAAACTTACATCTTCATGATCAATACGTGCTTTAGCTTCTTCAAAAAGAATATTTGCTTCCTGCTCTAGCCATTTAATAGTTTCTGCTTTATATTTTAAATCTTGTTTCCACCAATCTAAGTCGTCTCTACCTAATACTTTACAGAGACCGTTTCTATGACTACGAGATCCATCAATATCATTTAAAAAAAGATTATTACAATCTATATGACGTCCTTGAATTCGAAGATATTCAAGATATGAAAAAGCAGAAAGACGACCAAAACTAAGGAAATTGCTTCTTACATAATCCCAAGTTTTTTCGAAATTTTTATACTTATCTCCTGTATTTTGTAACTCATCAAATAAAGCAACTTGAGAACCAAATTTATCAACTTGGTCTTTATACGACTTTACACATGCAGGAAATCCAGTTTTACCAATCTTGAAATATTTACGATCAGAGTCCCATCCAGAGCCAGCTTTAAACTTCTGATGATTATCGTTCCACCAAGAATCTAGTTTATCAATATTTAAATTTTTGATTGAAGGAAACTTATGAAAGATCATATTAGTTGTTACAATATTTTGCGAACAACCATTAATGAATGCAAGCCAAAGTTTCTGTTCTTCGTCCATACCGAAATATTTCGCCAACCAAGGCATAGCGAAATAAACAGCTCCTGGATGAGACTTATATTTTAAATGATATTCATAAAAGCGAAGAAATACTTCTCGACGATAAATCGGAAGTCGAAAGTCCATTCCCTTCTTCAAATCTTTAATTTCGGATTGTATCTTAAGTTCCGACCAGCGACCTAGAATTTGTTCAGAAGAAGTTGTCAAGAGTATTTTTTTCCTCGTTCAAAAAATAAAAACCATCTGAATAATCATTGAGAGGAAACTCTTTCATGATAGTTTCTGTTTTATATGGGACCGCAGCAAAGTAAACAGCATTCTTTCCTCTGAATGCAGCTTTAATTATATTATAACCTAATTCTCTAAAAAGCCAAGCAGAATATGAATTAACATAGTCATACTTATCATTAATTTCTGCAGAGAGAATTTCACCGTATCTTTTACCATGAATAGACATAGGATAAGTTACAGAGGTATCGGTCCAGACAACTAATTTAGGATTTGATTCAAACATTTTTTTGAATTCTTTTTCCCACTTAGTTGTTATTTGAAGAATACTCGAGTTTGGCAAATCAAAAAATTTCAAATCGCTATTATTATCTTCTGATAAAATTTTTCTAGCATCTCCTCGGTAAACAGTTAATGGATAATCCCATTTATTGTTAGACAGATGATCTGCGCAATCGTTATCAAGCTCATTTACAATATGAGACGAGATTTTAAATAATTTTTGTATAATAAGTGTTTGAACCCCAACACCTGCCATATATTCTATGACAGAATAATTTTTATTATTATCAATTACATTTTCCAACAGCCACTTTGTAGCCCAACATTTAGTGGAAACTAAATCCTGATGATCAGCAGCATAATGTAGATAAGAACGGTTATGGAGGCTTACGTTATCTTCGCTCTTAAGCTGATCAAACGTAAGCTCCCATTCATTACAAATTTTAGCAATTTTCAAGCAAAGAAACCTTCCAAGCTAGAGGCAGTTTCAATCGCATATGGGTCTTCGATATTATACGCTTTCATATAATCATACCATTCCTGTTCATGCCACATATCAGGATTAACACCATTCCAAAGTGGACGCCAGTATTTGTGTTCTTTATTCAAACGTCTTTCATCAATATAACGCTTGCGCAACTGCTCGTAATCCCATGACTTAAGATCAACCATCTTTTCGCGGAAGTAAGCAACGATAGTCATACGGTCATTGTTGTCGCCAATAAGTTCATCATTAGCATGAATACCACCATGATTATTTACAAGCAACATATCTCCTGGCGCAAGCTTTACAGCAATACGAAACTCAGGAAGAATAAATTCAGCACCTTCCCATCCTTTACCGAGAGCGCAGATATTAGAGAAGCCTTCATGAAGATCGCCAGCATCTCGGTGACACGCAGTACGCCAGTTATGATTGACAGTAAGTGTAGTGAATACTGTTCCGTCAATCAAAAATCGAGGATCAAGCTTATCAGCTTCGCGACGTTGATTATTCCAACGAATAGGAAGAAGTTCTTTGAACTGATCATTCAACTTATTTAAAAAAGGAAATGATTCAGTAAAAGCTTCTGGATTTTTTTCTGTATAAGAAGTTGCGCGACCATAAGGAATACGCGGATAGCGATCAAAGTAACCAGCAATACCAGACATAACTGACTGCGCATAATTTGTTTCAGAAATATAATTATTGATTACATATTTTGCTTCTTCAATCTGCTCTTGGCGAGACATATTATGAAGACCATTAACCCACTTATCAAACCAACCATGATACTCAGGGTACTTCTTGGTTACTTCTGAACGCAACCAAACCTGACCACGTGTTTCTTCCTTAGAATTATTCTTATGACTAGCACGAATTGTTTCAATAGTAGTACCATCATCAAATGAGTTGATTGGTCTTGCTAGGAACGAAAGAATTTCAATATGTTCGGCAGTAACCCAATCGCGATTACCACGGTTTTCCTGACCAAGCTGATCTCCTCTAGGTCCAGCCGCTAAACCACGGTTTTGAGATTCCGTAGCAGCTGCTCTCAAACCATGATAACAACGACGACGTTCCTCATCAGTAAAAACGCCCTTGCGAAATTTGAAGATAATATTTTCTTCTGATTTTAGATTAGGATCGATAGGATCCTCTGCATACAGATCACAATCATCAGTAATAATACGGTCAGTATATTCTGCACAGGTGATGAATGTACCTAAAGTTTCTTCTGAATCTATCTTTTTTCTAACTAATACTTCTACCATCTTTGCCTCCAATAATATATTTGTACACTTTTATGTATACGAGATCAAAGCGTCAATTGGGCAATCTTATAAAGATATTCGTCATGTGACTTTTTTAATACGCCTTCAATATCAGGCGGCGTCCATCCTTCTGGCTTTTGAACCTTGCCATCTTCACGACGAAGAACCTTACCATCAACAAGCTTTGCCATATTTGAACGATGTACTTCTTCAAATACTTTGTCAAGAGGAATGCCATATGATACTGCAGTTCCGCAGGCAATGTAGATAATATCAGCAAGCGCATCAGCGACTTCAACAAGATCATCTTCACTTTCTGCTTTAGTATACTCATACATTTCTTCGGCAAGAAGCTTCATACGAAGTGTTCGTTCTGCTGAATCAGGAAGCTCTGGCTTTTCGCCAATACGTTGTCCAAAAGCTTGATGAAAATCTTTCACGTCTGTAAACATAGTCATTGTGTAATCCATTCTGGTGGTTGGCGGTTTTTCCACGAATGCATTCGTGTTTTACCTATTTTATAGTAATTGCGGTAATTAGTCAAGGGGTCATCACTAATTTTATACTCGTCAGCCATAGCAGAAGGCATAGGAGTCATATCGTAATCTTGCAAGTTTTTAGGAGGAGACTGCAGCATATAACTTAGGTCACCAAAACACTTGTGCTTCTTGCTGTAACGATATGTATACTCTTCGCCGAGAGCAAAAAAATGTTCGACGAGCCAGTTGTAATTTTCAACAGACTGACGACACCAAACAGCTGAAGGATGATTGATATGTGTTGCTGAATAGAGAACTGACTCGCGAGCATCTTGCAACACGTATCGCTTTACATTACGGTAACGAGGGGGAAAGGAACCATTCACATATTTTTGAACAGTTTTTTGCTCACCATCGAGAACACGATGCGCAGTTGATAGAAGCTGTGCTGATTCGAGGATCATTTTGACAACATGTTTGTCAACCATCCACTGCGCAGCTTGCACAGGATCTTTATCGATATAGAAGATATTCACTTTCCTCTCCACTTTTTCATGGCTATGTCTCTATGATACCTCGAAGCGAAATTAAAGTAAAGGATTCCTTCTAAATTATTTGTCATTTGTTGGAACACTCTGGCAGAAATACCTGTAAATGTTTCTGTTCTAGTATCACCATTTGGTGTTGTGAATCTAACACGAACATGCTGTGGTCTCTTTATTTTAACAATCAATCCAGGATACAAGATAGAAGTTTCTTCTAGAACAACTTCTTGTTTACTTCGCTGCACAATTTTAGGATTGAAACAAACAAAATTCTCGGGAGCACCACGCATAGCAAAAATACGGTAGGGTACTCCAATTTGATTGGCAGCGAGACCAATACCGTTGTTATCATACATAAATTTAACAAGCTCTTTAGAAAACTCAATCGGGTCGAATGGAGGGTTCGCGAATTCGAATAATTTACAAGGTATTGTAAGAATTGGGTCATTTTTTTTCACAAGTTCCATTTATGTTTCCTTTTAATTCCAATGTCTTATTACGCCTGCAATGATAAACAAATTTGTTATAATGTAACAGAGAACGATAGAAGTTCTGATAATTGCAACACGATCAGCTTCTTTGTTATCTTTTCCTTGTTTTTCACCAAGAGCTTTCGCCCAAAGACGCCACATTATGCTACTTTGCTGAAATTTTGTTTTT